ACTCAATCACTTTCTGCCACTTCTTATAGTTTACTTGATTGTTCTCTTGCATTAGGTTGCCAATCCATGAGTCGCTATTCCGAGTGATGTTTGCTACGATGTAGTCAATGAATTCCTCATTCTTAAACTTCTTACTTGCTTTCTCAAAGAAGTATTTGTCTTTACGAGTTTCATATGATGTAGCACTTGCTCTTACTTTACCATTATACTTAAAGAAGTCATAATTCTTATTAGTGAAGTGTTGCTTCAGTGCTAGGTATGTTTTGTATGTATCGAACCCATTCATGGTCAAATTCAAATTGGCAACCTAGCAGTCTTTTCAAGATAGTTTAAGTCTTGTGCTTCAACTTTGATTTTCTCTTTTATCAAAGGGCAGAGTAATTTTGCTGTATCCTCAATCTCGAATTCATTTTCCTCACACCACCATACGATTGCATCCATATATGATATTCGTTTTGCTATTACAAGTTTCTCAATCATATGTGAAAACTTTTCTTTATTCAATACTTCAATCATTCTATTCCTTTTATTTGGTGTATAACTTATTATACTATAAAAGTGAACAAAAGTAAAGTTAGAACGGCATAAAACTTCTTGCCATTCCTTGAGGTGAGAACTTATTGGACATGTTACCAACCGCACCGTTCATATAATTAATTTGCTGGGTTAATTGATGGATATGTTCTTTCATTGCTAATGTCGTATTATTCATCGTAGTCATATCTTTATTGATAGACTCCATTGAATAAGTCATTTGGTTCATGTTCTCTCTAATTGAATGTAGATCGTCAGAACCTTGCTTAAAAGATTCAGACCAAGATTCCATATGAGAACCAACTACTAAACCTGCATATACAATAACTGTTGCCACTGCTAATTGTGATAACGTAGTTATCCAAGTACATGTCTTAGATTGACAATGCATATAAACCTTGTATTTTATTAGATCTTATATTTAGGTTTAATCTGGTTTATATTGACGATAAAACCCCAGCTTTTGTTGGGTTTAATAATTGTAAAATATACTTCTTCTTATCATCTTAAGACATAAGATGCCTTCGTAAAAATTCTTTTAAGTATTAGTTTCTTTTTTTCTTTGATTAAGTCAATTAATTCTGACTCATTAGATTCGTATCGTAGTAAATCGCATAGAGATGCTTTCTTAAAATCGATACGGTTATTGGTTTTTAGATAACCACATAGACCACTTTCGTATGTCATAATATTTCCTCTTAGTTATTAAGTTAAAAGGACTTCATTGCCGACCAAATACCAATCTTCGTTAATTAGTATTCGCTTGTATTTATAATATACTTCTTCTTACACACAACCTGTTGGTTGAGGAAGACCACCGTATTTAGTAATAGGTTTAAGAGGTCCAGTCAACCATTCTTTGAATAAGATTTTCTTGTCAATGCCAACGTATTTTGCAAAAGTTCTGATTGGTGGTACAGATGAGTTTTCTTCAAAGTATTCACGTGCCTTTTCAATCTGCATTACTTGAGACTCGGTCAATGTAATATCATCTTCCTTTGCCATTTCATGCATCACGTCTAATGTCCAAATTGTTGGGTCAACTAAGTAACCATTACCTGTTCTATCTAAACTCATTTTAATTTCTTCCTACAAATTTTAATTTCATTTTCTACTTTATAAACAAATTGTTCGCCATTTGCTACAATATGTTCAACCAATCTCCATGCTGGATTTTCGTCTGTACCATAGTTTATTCTATACATATTTATATTTCCTTTATAATCATACTTATATTATACTATAAAACCCACTAAAAGTCAATAAAAAATAAATATGATTATAATAAGGAGAAATGATATGGAAACAATTACAAACTTGCTAGTAGAATTCTGGCAATTCACAGTAGTTGGTGTATTAGTTATTATGGGTGCACTGATTAACTTTTTTGATAAAGACTTCACGTCTGGTATGTCTTTTAAGATTAAAGAGATGCCTCATATGAAACCTATCTCAATACCAACAAAAGGTAAAGGGTTTTGGGGTGCTATATGGATGTGGTTAATGGGAACACGCACTTGGGAAATTACTAAAGACTTTCACTTCAATATTGATGGTGAAGATTATGTAGTTCCTAAAGGTTTTGTATTTGATGGTGCTTCTATTCCTAAGTTCTTACACACTTGGTTAAGTCCAGTTGGTGTATTACTTATGGGTGGTTTAGTACATGACTATGCATACAAATATACTGTTCTTTTACAGAAGAATAAAAAAGAAGCAGGTCACGTTATGACGCAAAAGGATGCTGACCAAACGTTCCGTGATATTAATATCGAAGTGAACGGTTTTAGATTACTTAATAACCTAGCATACTGGGCATTAAGGTTAGGTGGTTTTGTTGCATGGAAAGGACATCGTAAAGTTGGTGCTGACTGGAAAGAGTCAGTATAATTACTTAGTGGTTGGACGGTAAACTCCGTCCCAACCCTGTTTAGGTTTCATACCTTTACAACGTTCTATCCATATATCATAGAATCCGTCTAACTTTCCATCAAGACCACCTTTAAGTTCTTCACATAAATCAATTACACCTTGGAAGTTTTGTCCAAAGTACATTTGCATCATATCATCATGTTTAAGTTTGTTTTCAAATACACCTTCAACCACCGTGTAAATATCAACACCTTTAGTTTTACCCTTAACAGCAATACAATCTAACTGTAACGTAGTAAACTCATGATGTACTGCTCTCATTGTATTTTCACCAATGATAATATCCACACCATACGTTTTAGTTTGCCCTTCAATCCTTGCACCTAGATTAACACCATCGCCAAGACAAGTGTAATCAAACCGTTGGTCAGATCCCATATTGCCCACAACCACCGTGTCAGTATTAATACCTAATCCCATAGCAAATGGTGGATGTCCTTCAGCAGTTATCTCTTCATTGAATACTTCTAAATCATTAATCATATCAATACCAGTTCTAACAGCATTAAATGCATGATGTTCATCATCAACTGGTGCATTCCAAAATGCCATTTGAGCATCACCAATGTACTTGTCAACTGTGCCATCATTGTCAATAATACGTTTAGTCATTGCAGTCATGTAACGATTCATAATGGATGTTAATCCTTGAACGTCATCACCATAGTGTTCAGAGATAGCAGTAAACCCACGAACGTCAGTAAACATAATTGATAGTTCTTTACTCTCACCACCAAGTTGTAATAACTCAGGATTCTTTTGTAACTTCTCTACAAGTGCAGGACTAAGATATGTACCAAACTGTTTCTTAATCTGCATCTTCAATAAAAACTCTAACATAAACTTAGCAAATGCACTATGTAATGTAACCACTAAGATAGTTGCTAATAACCACGAAGCATCTATTAAGTACAAGTAATTAGTATAAGCATATTCCGTTCCGTAGATGACACCACCGACGACGACGGCAACTGGAACGGACATCCACATAACGGGTATGAATCTAAACATGACGATTATGGTAAAACCGATTAAAAACGTTGCAATTAGTTCTCCAAAGTCCGCAATGTCTGGTCTGACAGGAGAGGTGCCAGAGATAATAGTTTGTAAGAGATGTGCCTGGAGTTCACTGTTGCCGACTGTACCAATCCCTGTTGCTACTGTGGTTCCAAGTCCTTCTGCAGTTAAACCTACTATAACTATCTTTCCGTCAAACACAGACATATCCATGTCTTCAGTATATTCATAATGAGTAAATTGATTTGCCCAGTTAATCCAGATACGTGAATATGTATCAGTGTATATCGTATCATAGTTAGGAACACGTACAGCAATTACACCAGACTCACCTATCTTTGCTTGATACAAATCATCTTCAGCATATACTCTTAACGTTTCAAGTGCTAAACTTGGATACATTTCTTTACCGACTCTAGTCAGCATAGGAATACGTCTAGTCACACCATCAATCTCAGGCATCGTTGAAACAACACCGACACCAGATAAGTTATCATTGATGGAGTCGATATTAGTTACCATTCCATTATATTCCGGAATCCAATTTAGAATATCATCTGGATCACCACCTACAACTGCCACACTTGCTTCTTTGCCTTTAGTGTCTAATGCTTTTGTACTTGCTACTTGAGTTCCCAGAACCAACTTATCACTTATTACTTTAACGAATACTTCATCACCACCAAGTCTATCATCTTCAGCAAATAATAAATTGAGAGTTATTATACCAGCACCATTGACCCATAACCTATTAACAATCTTTGCTATTTCATCACGTTTCCAAGGCCATTGTCCCTTTTCTTTTAATGCTTGTTCACCTATATCTAATAAGACAATGCTTTGTGATTCTACTTTAGGTGCTTGAGCAATGGTGTAGTCAAATGATTTAAGACGTGCAGTTTCAACAAAGAATCCATCTTCGTATCGTACAAAAGTCATTAGGATAACGGTGAGGATTGCCCACCAAGGATTTAATAGTCTTTTCATAATCTAGTTCTGTGTTATATCAAAAAATGATGAAGGGTTATCTCCAGTTTGGATTAGTATTTGTTGACCTTGATTTAAGTTAATCTCATAGTCATAAGTAGAATCCATCTTTATATCTATATAGTCTCCCACTTGGCGGACTATTCTCACTTGAGTTTCTGTTATGATTGTATTGACTTGAGTCACTTTATTGAACCCAGCAGTCCTTCCATCTATGTGACCAACAGTTAAATCATCAAAAGGGTTGTAGAGCAAATCAACATCAAGTTCATTAATATCCAACTCATTGAAGTCAAGAACTGCTATATCCAACTCATTAAAGTCTAACGGATTAAAGTCAAGGGGATTATCACCTTCATCAATCTCTTTAGGTTTTTCAACTAGAAGCATATTGTTAATTTGACTTTCATTCAAGTCCAATAGAACTGGTTTTGATGGAGTCATTTCTAACGACTTAGTAGCAGTTGCCTGAAATGCTTGATTGAGAATAACCATTCCCATACCTGTAGACACCGATATCTCACCGACAGAACCATCAACATTGGGTAATAGAATTATAAGGGATTGACCAAGTTCGTCGACCGTCATAGAGAATGCAGTACCACGGACTGCGATGTTAGCAGAGGGTGTACTTATCTTTACTCGTTTACGATTACGTTTCG